TGCACTTGAAGGCGTTCAACCCGGTCGACGATCATTATGGGCTGGGCTGCCTGGGCGCGGCGTCGGGGGCGATCGCGATCCACAATGCGGCGACGCGGTGGAACAAGGCGCTGCTCGACAATGCCGCGCGGCCTTCGGGGGCGCTGGTGTACGAGCCGGGGGATGGGAGCGCGCTGTCGCCATCGCAGTTCGAGCGGCTCAAGAGCGAGATGGAGGCGGGCTTTGCCGGGGCCGCCAATGCCGGGCGGCCGATGCTGCTGGAGGGCGGGCTGAAGTGGCAGGCGATGAGCCTGACGCCGGCGGACATGGATTTTGTCGGGCTGAAGGCGGCGGTGGCGCGCGAGATCGCGCTGGCGTTCGGGGTGCCGCCGATGCTGATCGGCCTGCCCGGCGACAATAGCTATGCGAATTATCGCGAGGCGAACAAGGCGGTGTGGCGGATGACGATCCTGCCGCTGGCGGACAAGATCCTGACCGAATTGGCGCAGGGGTTGTCGCCGTGGCTCCCCGAAGCGCGGCTGTGGGTCGCGGTCGACAAGGTGCCGGCAATGGCGGAGGACCGCGAGCGGCTGTGGCGCAGCGTGAGCGCGGCGGAGTTCCTGACGACCGAGGAGAAGCGGGCGATGGTGGGCATCGGCGCGGAGGTCGAGTCGTGAGTGCGCCGGTCGACGGCAAGCTGCTGGCGCAGCTGATCGCGCAAGGATCCGCCGAGGGGGCAGACATGGCGACGCTGCGTGCGGTGGCGGAAGAAGCCGGCGAGCTGGGGGCGAGCCGGGCGCTGGCCCGGCTCGGGCTCGATGACCCGCATGCGGGCAAGGACATGGGCGAGCTGCGCGAGCTGCTGGAGGCGTGGCGCGATGCGAAGCGGTCGGCGGTGAAGGCGGTTGCCGGGTGGGTCGTGCGGATGCTGCTGGCGCTGGTCGTGGTGGGGCTGGCGGTGAAATTGGGGTTTTGGGGGGTGGGGAAGTGATCCGGTTCGCGGGCTATGCGGCGGTGTTCGACGCGCCTGACCGGGGCGGTGACGTGATCCGGCGCGGAGCGTTCGGATCGGTGCGGCGCGTTCCGTTGCTGTGGCAGCATCGTGGGCGACCGGTGGGCGTGATCGAGGCGATCGGCGAGGATGCGCGCGGGTTGCGCGTGACGGCGCGGGTCGATGCGCCCGAGCTGGCCGCGCTCGTGGCGGAGGGAGCGGTGAGCGGGCTGAGCTTTGGGTACCGCACCGTCAAGGCGCGGCAGGGGCGGTGGCGCGAGATCGAGGCGCTGGAGCTGTGCGAGGTGAGTTTGGTCGCGCGACCGATGCAGGGGCTGGCGCGGGTGCATGCGGTTGAGGCACCGGCGGCTAGCTGAGGCGGCGGGCGTTGGCGCGGACCTTGCGGCGGTAGTGGGCGAGTGCCTTGCGGGTGGTGGTGGCTGGGCTCATGCTCATGGCACCGGTCATCATGGCCATCTGCAGCTCGAACGCGGCGGTCATTTTTTCGGAGACCATCAGTTCGGCCTCGCGCTGTGCTTCGGGGCCGCCCTGGGCGATCTTGGTCGCGCGCAGACCGATCACGGCGGCGGATTCCCAGCCGAGTGACCAAGCGTCGAATCCGGCGCTCATCCAGCTTTTGTTCGATCGTTTGGACATTTGGAATTCCCGGCGTGACGGTGCTCGCGGTCCTAACGAAGCAGGATTGTCGATGGGCCCGCAGGGGCGTCGATATAGCGGACAGCCAGTTCATTTCTGAGACGACGGGGTTCGCCTGACGCGGCCCCCTCCACCATCGCTTTGCGATGGTCCCCCTCCCCGTTCCGGGGAGGATTTTTTGCTGGTGGGAGAATAACATGGAAACGAAGGCGGATGTCCTTGAACAGTCGTTCGAGGCGGTGGAAGCGGCTGGGGTGCCGGTGGCGCGACCGATGTTGAGCGGCGCGCGCAGTGTGACGGGCGCGGCGTTCGAGGGGTTCCTGCGCAGCGGGAGCGGTGCGCTGGAGATGAAGGCGCTGTCGGGGACGAGCGGGGCGGAGGGCGGCTATGCCGTGCCGCGCGAGATCGACGCGCTGGTCGATGCGACGCTGGCGAGCATCTCGCCGATCCGCGCCATTGCCAATGTCGTGACGGTGGGCAGCGCGGGCTACCGCAAGCTGGTCGCGTCGGGCGGGACCGAATCCGGCTGGGCGAGCGAGACGGCGGCGCGCGACGAGACCGATACGCCGGTATTCAACGAGATCGCCCCGCCGATGGGCGACCTGTTCGCCAATCCGGCGGCGAGCCAGGCGATGCTGGACGACGCCGCCTTCGACGTCGAAGCCTGGCTGGCCGACGAGATCGCGCGGGAATTCGCGCGGGCCGAGGGGGCGGCGTTCGTCAGCGGCAACGGGACCAACAAGCCCAAGGGGTTCCTGACCTATGCCACGGCGGCGACCGGTGACGACGTCCGGGCGTTCGGCACGCTGCAGCATATCGTGTCGGGTGCGGCGGGGGCGTTTGCGGCCAATCCCGAGGAGAAGCTGATCGACCTGATCCAGGCGCTGCGCCCGCCGTACCGCCAGGGTGCGGTGTGGTGCATGAACTCGGCGACGCTGGCGCGCATCCGCAAGTTCAAGACGAGCGACGGGGCGCTGCTGTGGCAGCCGTCGCTGAGCGCTGGGCAGCCGGCGACGTTGCTGGGCTATCCGGTGGTCGAGGCCGAGGACATGCCCGACATCGCGGCCAATTCGCTGTCGATCGCGTTCGGCAACTTCAAGGCCGGGTATCTGATCGCCGAGCGCGGCGAGACGCAGATCCTGCGCGATCCCTACAGCAACAAGCCGTTCGTCCACTTCTACGCCACCAAGCGCGTCGGCGGCGCGGTGACGAACTCCGAGGCGATCAAGTTGCTGAAGTTCTCCGCCTCCTGAGGCGGATGGGCGGTGGGCGGCGTGGTTAGCGGGGTGATAGCCGTCGCGATTCTGCCGAACACCGCCCCCCTGATACAGTCGGGGCGGTGCGGGCGCCCCGGCCAGTTCCGACTTTACCTCCGCGGGAGCACGATCATGGCACAGCTGATTTACGCAGACCTAGTCGAGGAAGTGACGAGCACCACCGGGACCGGCGCGGTCACGCCCGGCGGAGCGGTGGACGGATCGCGCAGCTTTGCATCCGTGCTGAGCGAGGGTGACCAATTTTACTACAGCATCTCCGGCGCGCCTGCGGACACGAGCCTGTTCGAGGTCGGGATCGGGACCCTGGTCGGCGGGACGATCGCGCGGGCGCCGATCGTGTCGTCTGCCGGGACCGGCGCCGTCGACCTGCCCGCCGGGTCCAAGACGATCGCGCTGACGGTTGCGGCCGAATTCTATCAGATCGTCCAAGCGCATGACGTGTTCGCTGCGTGGCAGGCGCTTCCCGGGAATACGGACGGGACGGTTGCGGAGTTTCTGACCGCGACGGTGAACCCGGACGTGTTCGGCCCATCGGATGTGTTCGCGGCGTGGCAGGCGATTCCGGGCAACGAAGGTCTGTCGGTCAGCGATTTCCTGGACCAGGTGAGCGGTGCGGACGGGCTGTCGGCGCCGCACTACACGATCGAGGCGGAGACGCCGCCCGATATCGATTCGGGCTGGTCGCAGGAGGGTATCGTCTATGACTCCCCGTCGCGCGACGAAGGGGGCGAGCCGTCAAGCATCCGCTTCGGGCTCAACTTCACCTATGGACCCTATCCGGCGGATGCGCAGTTTCCGGGGCAGCTGGCCTATACCAACAATGTCTTCGGGCTGAGCTGGAACCTCAATACGAGCTTTGCGCCGATCAACACCGCGATGGGCGGGCCGTCGATCCGGATCGAGAGCAGGTTCAAGAAGCCGAGCCGCAATCCGGGCAATCCGGGCGGCTGGGTCGACGGGTCCGAATTCCACCATGCCATGCACACGACCGGGGCGAGCGGGTTCGAATATCGGCCGATCAGCATCTATGCCCCGTTCGACGAGGGCGATTGGGGGCATGACTCCGACACCAGCTTTCAGGCGGCTTTCTATGCCTTTGCCGATGGCTATCGGAATGTGCACGTCACCTTTGGCTGGAATGGTGCAGCAGGCGATGCAAAGCCGATCACCTTGTCCAATCAGGTTCGGATCAACCGCGCCGGGAACAACACCGCCTGGCTGACCCAGACCAATGCGGCGGGGACGTCGCAGATCAACCTGCCCTACGTCAATTCGGGCAACGGCTATACGTTCGATCGCGACATCTATCTGTCGGCGGGGAATGTCGGGACCAATCCGCTGGGCATTCAGTCGCTGTTGTCGCTGGTGGGTACGTCGGGATTCACGAACGGCGCGCGGATGATCTACCTCAACACCAATGCGGTGACGGGATCGGTGACCGGGTTCGAGGCCGAGCTTTCCGCGTCGACGCGGTTCGAGGGCTTCAAGCTGCGCAACACCCATGCGAGCGGCGTCGCGGGCGGGCGGATCCAGGGCAATGGGAACCTGTATCTCGACTTTTTCAACGAGGCGAATTTCCACCGCTGGGGCCTCCGGCTCAAGACCAATGGCGACTTCACCATCGGCCAGACGGAGCAGGGCAACGATATCGCCGATGCGCTGCGCATCAATTTCACGACGCTGCAGACCAGTTTCATGAAGGCGCCGCGACTGCCGGGGGCGACCGTGACCGGTGCCGGCTCTGCGGCGGACGCGGGTGCCGGGGCGCTGCATTATGTGACCGATCTGGACGCCACCACGACCGGGAGCGTCGCGGCGGGGGGCGGGAGCAATGGCGGCGTTGTCGTCAGCGACGGCGCGGACTGGAGGATCATGGCGGCATGGTAAGGGTGCAGGGTGGAGCCCAGATCGGGCGGGCACGCATCGCTGCGGGCGCGATCGGCAGGGCGCAGCAGGCCAGATCGCGCCCGGCGCGGCTGGTCAAGGTCGCGGGTGCCGCGCGTGCGGGCAGCGATGGCGGCGATCTGATCCGTGCGGTCGATGGCGAGCGCGTGGTGCGCGCGGGCTGAAGCGTCGCGACGGCGAAAATGACTCAGGGGGCGGTCCGTCGGGCCGCCCCTTTTTTCTTGGGGAACGGGGGTGAGCAATGGGCATCTTCCTGAAGGATCCGGCGGCGGCGCTGGACTATGCGATCGACTGGGCGGCGATTGCCGGCGCGGCGGGGGTGAGCGCGAGCAGCTGGAGCGTCGAGCCGACGCATCACGGCGGGCTGACGGTGGTCGCGGAGGCGGTGAGCGGGCCGCGCTGTGCGGCGACGGTGGAGGGTGGGCGGCCGGGGCTGGTCTATCGGCTGACCAACCAGGTGAGCTGGAGCGACGGACGGCGCGATGCGCGCGCGATCGACGTGCGGGTGGAGCGGCGGTGATGGTCGAGACGATCGCGCCGCCCGAGGCGGCCCCTGTCGCGCTGGCCGAGCTGCGCGCGTTCCTGCGCATCGACGGCGTGGTGGGTGACGCCGAGCTGGCGGCGCAGCTGCGCGTCGCGACCGAATTGTGCGAACGCTATATCGGCACGGCGCTGCTCGAGCGAACGCTGCGCGAGACGCTGGTGGCGCGGGGAGAATGGCAGGCGCTGAGCGTCGCGCCGGTGCGCGCGGTGACGGCGGTGCATCAGCTGGCCGGCGATGGCGGCGCGGTGGCGCTGGCGCCGGAGCTTTATGCCATCGACATCGATGCGGCGGGGCAGGGCTGGGTGCGGTGTGCGCCCGGTGCCGGGCGGATCGCCGTGACCTATCGCGCGGGAAGCGCGGGCGACTGGAACGCTGTGCCCGAGCCGGTGCGGCACGGAATCCTGCGGCTGGCGGCGCATCTGCGGATGGATGGCGAGGGCGTGCCGCCGGCGGCGGTCACGGCGTTGTGGCGCCCGTGGCGGGTGATGCGGCTGGGCACGGGGGCGGCGCGATGAGCGCGGCGGTGGTGCTGGCGGAGGCGATCCGGGCCGCGCTGACCGGGCATGCGCCGCTCGCTGACGGACTCGCGGGGGTGTTCGACGGGCTGCCGGTGCGCGCGGCGACGCCGCATGCGGTGATCGGTGAGGCGCTGCTGAGCGACTGGGGGACCAAGGACATGGCCGGGCGCGAGGCGCGGGTCGTGGTGAGCCTGTTCGATGCCGGGGAGAGTCCGGCGCGGCTGCGGCGGATGGTAGGCGAAGTCGAGGTGGCGATGGCGGGGCTGCCGCGCGTCATCGGCGGGGGCTGGGAACTCGCCAGCCGGGTGCTGTTGCGCGCGCGGATCGAGCGGAAGGGCGAGGGACGCTGGGTCGCGACGAGCGAGTGGCGGCTGCGGGTGTTGAAGAGCGGGATTTGAGGGAGATCGGTGATGGCGGTGGAGAAGGGAAGCGCGTTCCTGTTGAAGGTGGGCGATGGCGGGTCGCCGGTCGCCTATGCCACGGTGGCGGGGCTGCGTACGACGCAAATGAGCGTCAATGGCGAGGCGGTGGCGATCACGTCGAAGGACTCGGGCGCGTGGCGTGAATTGCTGTCGGGTGCCGGGGTGCGATCGGTCAGCGTGTCGGCGGCGGGAGTATTTACCGGGTCGGCCGCGGAGACGCGGATCCGGGGCAATGCGCTGAGCGGGGTGATCGACGATTACCGGCTGAGCTTCGAGAGCGGCGAGACGATGACCGGGCGGTTTCTGGTCACGCGGCTGGACTATGCCGGGGATTTCAACGGGGAGCGGTCGTACACGCTCAACCTGGAGAGTTCCGGGCCGGTGGTTTCGGCATGAGCGCGAACCCGGCGCGGGGCGAGGCGATGCTGCGGGTTGCTGGGGTCGAGCTGGTGCTGCGACCTTCGTTCAGCGCGCTGGTGGCCGCGGAGCAGGAAGTGGGGCCGCTGTTTGCCCTGGTCGAGCGGGCGGCGGAGGGGCGGTTGGGGCTGGGCGAGATGGTCGCCTTGTTCTGGCACTGCCTGAAGGAGCGACCCGAGGGACTGACCCGTGAGGCGTTTGGCGAGGGGGTGGCGGCGGGGGGACTTGCCGCGGCGACCCCTGCGCTGCGTGTGCTGATCGGGCAGATACTGGCGGGACGGTGAGGTTCGCGGAGACCGCAGTGCGGCTGGCCGGGCAGGCGGGGGTGGCGTTCGGTTGGACGCCCGAGCTGTTCTGGAATGCGACCCCGGCCGAGTTGGCGGCACTGGTGCGGGCGGTGGCTGGCGAGGCGGTCGCGCCGCCCGATCGCGACATGATCGCACAGCTGATGGAGGCATTTCCCGATGGGTGAGGATCTGGACGAGATGATCGTGCGCGTGCGCGCCGATACGCAGGGCTTTGCCCGCGACGTGGCCGAGATGCGCGCGGCGATCGACGGGCCGCTGCAGGCGGGGGCGGACCGTGCCGGGCGTGGGGTCGAGCAGGCGCTGTTGCGTGCAGCGCGCACCGGCAAGCTGGGCTTTGAGGATCTGAAGCGTGTGGCGTCGCAGATCCTGAGCGAGATTGCGGCCGAAGCGGTTCGCGCGGGGCTGTCGTCGCTGTTCGGCGGGGGCAGCGGCGGTAGCGGCGCGAGCAATGCCGGGCTGGGTGCCGCGATCGGTCAGCTTCTTGGCCTGCCCGGCCGTGCGACCGGCGGGCCGGTGGCGCCGGGGCGGGGCTATGTCGTGGGCGAACGCGGGCCGGAGCTGTTCGTGCCGACGACGAGCGGGCGGGTCGAAGTCCCGGTTCAGGGCGGCGGGCGTGATGTGCGTGTGGCGATCACGATCAACGCGCCGGGTGGCGGCGACGCTGCCGGGGCGCTGCGGCAATCGGGGCGGCAGGTGGCGCGGGCGGTCAAGGCGGCGTTGGCCGGGGTGGATTGAAGGGGTCAGGGCCTGGTGCGGGTCAGATGATCCTCCAGGCGCCAACCGTGAGTCGTCAGGACCAGCCGAAAATTTTGGCGCGAGCGCGAACTCATCCGATGGAGGACGCCCCGGCAGGCGACGGTTGCTTGCTCTGCCTCAACAGGGGTGCAGCGGAGGGCGGTAACACGGCGGGTGCGATGGACTGCGACCGATACGACGTCGTCCGACCCGCGCGAGGCATCGGCCTGCAGATCCCATTCCAGGTCGCCTTCAAATGCGTTGAACGCGGCGATCACCTCTTGCGGCGAAGGGCAGGAGACGGGTGCTGCGCATCCCGACCCGGCAGCGAGCACCATCGCAAAGAGCATATCCCTCTCCCGTTCTGCGCGGCTTTTAACACGGAGCACGACAATGGCATATTGGCTGGCGTCCGAGCGGACGGTGCAGGTGGCGGGGGTGATTTCGCGCTTTGACCCCGCCTATTGGACGGTCAATTTTCCGCGGCCGATGATGGCGAGCGTGGTGACGATTGCGCCGGACGCATTGCGCGTCGATGCGGTCTTCTATCGCCAGAATGATCTGGCGGGGCTGATCTGGGAGAGTACGGATCGGCATGACCACCCGCTGCTGTCCTACGAGACCAGCCGGGATTATCGTGGGTGCCGGCTGCGCTTTCGCTGGCGGTCGGCGGGGGTGATGCCGCTGGATGCGGCCAATGGCCCGGTGCTGACGATCGAGGGGCGCGATGCGGCGGGGGTACCGCGCGCCTGGTATGTGCGGTTGTGGAATTATGCCGACGGGACGCCGGAGGATTGCGTCGTCAGCGTGGATTTCGCGAGAGTTGCGGGCGGGTTCGTGCTGCCGGGCGAGGCCGATCCGGTGTGGGCGGGCGATGTCGACCGGATGTTCGTGAGCCTGGTGCCGCCGGGTTACACGGGAGACGATGCGGCGCTGGCAGGACCGGTCGAAGGCTGGGTCGAGCTGTCGGAAATCGCGGTCGAGGGGCCGGGGGCGGTGCTGGCGATCGGCGATGTGGTGGTGCCCGAACATGGGCTGTCGATCTGTTCGGGCTATGACGATAGCTATCATGTCGCCCCGGCGCGGCTGCTGCGCAATGCGCTGCAGCTGGGGTATCGCGGGAACATCGTCCATTATGTCGGGATGAGCCATTATTTCCGGCTTGAGGCGGCGGCGGGCGGCTATTTTGCGAGCCTTGCCGGCGGGGCGCTGAACGCGCCGTGTGTCGCGTGGCATGCCGATTTCGCGGCGCGGGCGAAGGCGCTGGGGTTCGGCGTGATCTGGTCGCTGTCCTATGAGCTGTTCGACGCGCATTGCTGGGGCGACTGGAAGCAGCGGGCGGCGGATGGATCGCCCGCCCTGACCGGGTGGGAGCCGCCCTCGACCCTGTTGTCGCCAGCGCATGCGGGGGCGATGGGGTATCTGCAGGCGGTGGCCGCAGCGTTTGTCGGGATCGCGCTGCATGCGGGGCTAGCGGTCAAGTTTCAGGTCGGTGAGCCGTGGTGGTGGGTGATGGCCGATGGTCGGCTGTGCATTCATGACGATGCGGCGAAGGCGGCGCTGGGCGATCCGGCGGAGCAGAATGTGCGGGGCGATCCCGACACCGATGTGCTCGACGCGGCGGGGGCGTTGCTGGCGGCGTCGACGGCGGCGCTGGGTGCGGCGGTGCGGGGCGTGGCTCCGGGGGCGCAGCTGCTGCTGCTCGCCTATCTGCCGACGGTGCTGGACCGGGAAGCTCCTGAGGCGATGCGGGCGAACTTGCCGGTCGGTTGGGCCTATCCGGCGTTCGATGTGCTGCAGCTGGAGGATTATGACTGGGCGGCGGCGGGCAATGCGGTTGCGAGCGCGCGCGGCGTGGCGCTGGCGGAGGCGCGGCTGGGCTATCCGGTCGAGAAGCAGCATTATTTCGCGGGGTTCGTGCTGAACCGGGAGGATGCGGTGCAGTGGCGTGGGATCGCCGCAGCGGCGGATGCGGCGCGTGCGCGGGGCGTGGCAGCGACGTTCATCTGGGCGCTGCCGCAGGTGATCCGCGACGGGTTTGTGACCTTCGTTCAGGAGGATGAGATGCAGGCGTTCGACGATGTGCTGTTTCCGATTGCGCTGGGACGCGAGGCGGAGGTGGCGCCGGAGGTTTCGACCGCGATCCTGACCAGCGCGGGCGGGCATGAGGCGCGCAACGCCGCCTGGGCGCAGGCGCGGACGCGGTATGATGTCGGGCCTGGGGTGCGGAGCGAGGCAGATATCCGGGCGCTGCTTGGGTTTTACCGGGCGCGGATGGGGCCGGCGCGGGGGTTCCGGCTGCGCGATCCGTTCGATGATTGCTCGAACGAGAGCGGGGAGCCGGGGGCGACCGACCAGGTGCTGGGCGAGGGGGATGGCGAGCGGCAGGCGTTTGCGCTGGTGAAGGCCTATGGCGATGTCGCGCGGCGGATTACCCGGCCGGTGGCGGGGAGTGTGCGGGTCGCGGTGGACGGGGTCGAGACGGCGGCGTTTGCAGTCGATGCGGGTGGAGTGATCGTGTTGGACGAGCCTCCGGCCGAAGGGGTGGTGGTGACGGCGGGGTTCCGCTTCGATGTGCCGGTGCGCTTTGCGGAGGATTCGCTGAGCGTTAATCGGGCCACGTTCATGGCGGGGGCGGCGCCGAGCGTGCCCTTGATCGAGGTCAGGGAAGACCAGGGACGGTCACTCAGCCCCCAGCGGTGCCAAGTCAGGAGGGCGGGGCGTACCGGCGAGCCGATCGATCTCGCGATCGAACAGTGCGCCAAGCTTCTCGTCCCAGATCGCGGCGCCGTTCATCCCCGAATCCGCCACGAAGATCGACGCGCCGCCCTCAAGCAGTACGCGGATGCGCTGACCCACACGGGTGAAGGCGATCGAGCAGGAGTCGAGATAGGCGACGGCGATACTCGAGCCTTCGACGATGCCCGGTCCGGCGGGCTTGAGAACCCGAAGTACCCTGAGGCGGGCAACGGGCAGCAGGCCCGGTTTCCAATCGTCGCCAAGGTGCATCGGAGCCTCGACCTCGGCGTCCACGACGAGCGCGGCGAGGCCGTAGGACTGGCGCGCATAGTCGAGCGCTCCGGTTTCGGAACGGATTGGTCCCATCGAGCACGCCATCGCGGGTGGTGCGACAAACAGTGCAATCACGGACATGGTGCGGAGCCAGCTGAGCATCGGTTGAGAGTGCCGTCCGCATTGCGTCCCCGCAAGTTCAAGGAAGACGCTGATGAACTGGCTGAACGAGCCGCTCGCCACGATCGCCTATTGCTGGCGGATCGAGCGGCGGGATGGGGTGGCGATCGGGCTGACCGCGCATGATCGCGATCTGGTGGTGGATAGGTTCCACTATCGCGCTGCGCCGGGGATGACGCCGTCGGCGATCCGGCGCGGCGCGGGGCTGGATGCCGACAGCATGGATGTGACCGGGGCGCTGACCGGGGCGGCGATCAGCGAGGCCGACCTGTTGGCCGGGCGCTGGGACGGGGCGCGGATCAGCCTGTTCGCGGTCGACTGGACGGCGCCGGGCGAGGTGGTCGCACTGGGCAGCGGGACGATCGGGGCGGTCGAGACGCGCGATGGCGTGCTGACGGCCGAGCTGCGCGGCGCTGCGGCGGCGCTTGATGCGCCGGTGGTCGAGATGACCTCGCCCGAATGCCGCGCCGAGCTGGGTGACGCACGGTGCCGGGTGGCGATGGCGGGGCGGCGGCGGTTCGCGCGGGTGATTGCGGCTAATGGCGCGGCGCTGACGCTGGATCTGCACGAGCCGGTGGCGGGCGGATGGGCTGGCGGGCGGCTGCGCTGGTTCGGCGGAGCGCATAGCGGGCTGAGCGACGTGATCGCGGCGTCGGTGGGGGATGTCGTGACGCTGCGGCGCGCGCCGCGTTTCGAGGCTGTGGGGGCATTGGTGGAGGTGAGCGAGGGATGCGACAAGAGCATCGCGACCTGTGCGGGGCGGTTCGGCAATGCGGCGAATTTCCGGGGCGAGCCGTATCTGCCGGGGATCGACCTGTTGACCCGCTATCCGGGCGGGTGACGCCGCTAGAGCGCGCGCGCAGCGCGATCGGGGCGCGGTTTCGGTTGCATGGGCGGTGCGTGGCGCATGGGCTGGACTGTGTCGGGCTGGCGGGGCTTGCCTATGGGATCGCGGTGCCGCGCGGCTATGCGCTGCGCGGGGGCACGGTGGCGCAGGTGGCTGACGCAGCCGCAGGGGTGGGGCTGATGCGCGTGGACGCGGCACGGCCAGGCGATCTGGTGCTGTTCGATGCCGGGGCGGGGCAGCTGCACCTAGCCATCGCGAGCGAGGACGGCGTGATCCACGCCGATGCGGCGCTGCGCCGCGTGGCCGCACGGCCCGGCGTGCCGCCCTGGCCGGAACTGGCGCGGTGGCGGTTCAAGGAGGATTGAGATGGCGACGTTGGTACTTTCCACCGTCGGCGGGATCGTGGGCGGTCCGGTCGGCGCGATGATCGGTGCGCTGGCCGGGCAGGCGATCGACCGGGAGTTGCTGTTCAAGCCCAAGGGGCGCGATGGGCCGCGGTTGACCGAACTGGCGGTACAGACGTCGAGCTATGGCACGCCGATCCCGCGGCAGTTCGGAACGATGCGGGTGGCGGGGACGGTGATCTGGGCCACCGATCTGATCGAGCATCGTCAGCGCGAGGGCGGCAAGGGGCGGCCGACTGTAAACAGCTATAGCTATACTGCGTCGTTCGCGGTGGCGTTGTCGGCGCGGCCGATCCTGTCGGTCGGGCGGATATGGGCGGACGGCAGGCTGTTGCGCGGTGCGGCGGGCGACTGGAAGGTGCGGACCGGGTTCCGGCTGCACCTGGGCAACGAGGATCAGGCGGTCGATCCGCTGATCGCGTCGGCCGAAGGGGAGGGGCTGGCCCCGGCGCATCGGGGGATCGCCTATGCCGTGTTCGAGCAGCTGGAGCTGGAGGAGTTCGGCAATCGCATTCCGTCGCTGAGTTTCGAGGTGACCGCCGATCCGGGGCCGGTGGCGGCGGGAGAGATCGTGGCCGAACTGTCGCGCGGGACGATCGCGGCGGGCGAGGCGATGCAGCCGATTGCGGGATATTCGGGCTATGGGGAGACGGTGCGAGGGGCGTGCGCGCCGCTGATCGAGGCGAATGGTGCCTGGCCCGTCGCGCGCGGTGCCGGATTTGTGCTGGTGAACGGGGCGGACAGCGGAGCGCTGCCGCTGGTCGATCCCGGCGTGGGTGGCGCGGGTGTGGAGCGGGCGATCGAGTCGCCGGACCGGGTGCCGCGCCGGGTCGTGATCAGTCACTATGATCCGGCGCGCGACTATCAGGCCGGCGTGCAGAGCGCATCCGATCCGGCGGGTCAGGATCGCGAACGGCGCATCGAACTGCCCGCGGCTCTGCCGGCGGAAGCGGCGAAGCGCATTGCGGAAGCGGAGCTGATCCGCGCCGACTGCATGCGCATCCGGCGCATGGTGCGCCCGGGATGGTCGGCGCTGGGGATCGCGCCGGGGGAGCGGGTGTCGCTCGTGGGCGAAGCGGGGCAGTGGCGCGTGATCGAGGCGCGGATCGAGGACGGCGACGTTGCGCTGATGCTGACCCCGGTTGCGCCGAATGCCATTCCGGTCGGGGCGAGTCCCGGGCGTGTCGCTCCGGCACCGGACCGGGTCCATGGCGCGACGGTGCTCCATGCATTTGAATGTCCCCATCTTGGCGAGGGTCTGCTGAGCGGGCCGCGATTGTCGATTGCGGCATGTGGCACCGCGCCCGGGTGGCGACGCGCCGCGCTGGCGCTGAGCGGGGATGCCGGCGCGCGGTGGGATCCAATCGGTGCGACTGCCGCACCGGCGGTGATCGGCGTGGTCGCGGTCCCAGCCGGCCGCGCGAGCGCGCTGATCGCAGATCGCGTGTCGCAGCTGGTGGTCGACCTTGCTCATGCCGTGCTGGCCTTGGCCGACGCGAGCGTCGAGGCGCTCGATGCGGGCGCGAATATTGCCATGGTAGGAGACGAACTGATCCAGTTCGGTCGCGCCGAGCCGATGGGTGGCGGGCGCTGGAGACTGACGGAGCTGTGGCGCGGACGGCGGGGGACTGAAGATGCAATCGGCGCGGGCGTTGCAGGCGACCGCTTTGTCCTGATCGAACGCGACGCATTGGTCGTTCGCGACGGGATTGCGGCGGGCGGGGTTCAGCGCGTCATGGCGACCGGAGTCGGCGATCTGGAGTCGGTAGAGCAGGCGTTGATGGTCACGGGTCGGTCGGCGACGCCACCTGCACCGGTCGCGCCGCATGTCGCGCGCACGGCTGGTGGGCGGGAGCTGCGCTGGACCCGCCGCAGTCGGGCCGGCTGGCGCTGGAGCGACGGCACGGACGCGCCGGTGGGTGAAAGTATCGAGCGCTATCACCTGCGCCTGAGCATTCCCGGCCAGCCACCGGTGGTCGTGATGCGCGACACGCCGTTTTGGACCGTGGATGGCACCTCCGCAATGCAGGTGGAGATACGCCAGGCGGGTGATCACGGGCTGTCCCCACCCGCCACCCTGACTC